TGCTTGAGGGATTGTTTGGTCCTGTTTATAAAGTAACAACAACCAAAAAGTTAATTGGTAACAAGACACTTGCAGATCTTCAAATTTATAATCTAATATTAGAATATAATGATGAAATTAAAAAAGCATTAAAGGGAAAAACATATCCAGAAGAAATGGATTTTCTTGTTCAATTTGAACCAAGAAATAAGTTTATTCGAAACTTAGCTTTAAAACAAATTGGTAATACTTTAGTATTGTTTCAATATGTTGAAAAGCATGGTAAACCATTATATGAGATGATATCCACTAAAGCAGGTGAAAGGAAAGTCTTTTTTGTTTATGGTGGAACCGATACTGATCAAAGGGAAGAGATAAGACGCTTGACAGAACTTGAAAAGGATGCTATAATAGTAGCATCATATGGGACATTTTCTACAGGAATAAATATTAAAAACCTACATAATATTATTTTTGCATCGCCTTCAAAATCTAGAGTGAGGAATTTACAATCAATTGGTAGAGGATTAAGAACAAGTGATACTAAAGATAGGTGTAATCTATATGATATTGGTGATGATTTGACTTGGAAATCTAAAAAGAATTATACATTATTGCACATGATAGAAAGAATTAAAATTTATAATGACGAACATTTCGATTACAAATTATTAAGGATCCCATTACAATGAACACCGAAAATTTAAGGGTAGTTAAATTAGTAAATGGAGAAGATATAGTATGCGAACTTATGAAAACAACTGACGGTGTTTCTGTCTCCGTTTCTAATCCAGTATTATTACACCAAGTAAAAATACCTATTGGCAGAACCATGGTAGAGTCATATGTTTTATCAGCTTGGTTGCCGTTATCAATAGAAGAACCTATAGATATAGCTATTCGAAATATAGTTGTATCAAGTAAACCGAAAGAATCACTTTCTGACAATTATACTAAATTTATAGAAACTTTGGCTGAGGAAAAAAAGGAAATTGAAAATGATTCGAGTAATGAAAAAAGCGAAACAGATATAAAAGATTTAATAGATAGATTGATTAACAACACTGAAAATGAAGACCAAAATGACAACATCCTCACTAGACATACAAGAAGTGGAAAAACTATCCACTGAGATAGTAAAGAAAATTCCGACCTCTTCTCATTATGTAGATAATAAAAAGTTTCTACAGGCACTAATTGATTACAAAAAAAGTGTAGATGAAGCTAAAGAGCGGGGTGAGGAAAATCCTATAGTGCCAAACTATATAGGCGAATGTTTTATTAAAATATCTACACATTTATCATATAAATCTAATTTTATTAATTATACATTTAAAGATGATATGATATCTGATGGTATAGAAAATTGTTTAACAGCAGTTGCTAAATTTGATCCTACTAAATCATCTAATCCGTTTGCATATTATACTCAAATTATTTACTTTGCATTCTTAAGAAGAATTGCTAAAGAAAAGAAACAACAAGCAACTAAATATAGATTAATTGAGAATATGGACATTGATTCTATTATTCTTCAAGAGCATGATAGTGGAGATTTTAATAACCAATTTGTAGATTACTTAAAACGGCAAATGGATAATATAGATATAGATAAACGGTTAATATCTATGCCCAAAAAGGTTAAAATAATTTCGGAAGATGACTCAAATCCGCTTGATCTTGACACCTAAATACTATATAATATATTATTAATTTACTGAGGTTATGATGGCAAAACTTAAAGTGTCGGAATTATTTTATTCTATTCAGGGCGAAGGTCGCTATATGGGCGTACCTAGTGTGTTTTTAAGAACATTTGGGTGTAACTTTACTTGTGATGGGTTTGGTATGCCTAAAAGAGAAAAGAGCAATGAACGAAAAGAAATCGCAATTGTTGCACATATGTATAACAACTATAATGAATTGCCTCTTGTTCATACGGGGTGCGATAGTTATGCTTCGTGGGATCCTGATTTTAAGCATCTTTCTCCTGTACTCAATACTGATAATATTACCAATACTATTATGGACATTCTTCCTCACAAAAAATGGGAAGACGAACATCTTGTAATTACAGGTGGCGAGCCTTTATTGGGTTGGCAAAGATCATACCCTGATCTTTTAAGTCATCCTAATATGAATGGATTGAAAGAATTGACATTTGAGACAAATGGTACACAACCATTGACTCAAGAATTTAGACACTATCTTTTGGATTGGTCATTAAATCCAAGATGGGGTAGAAAGTCTTATAACAGTTTAACATTCTCTGTATCACCTAAACTATCAGTATCGGGTGAAAAATGGGAAGATGCTATTAGACCAGAAATTGTTGCTGACTATGATTTTGCAGGTTATACATATTTGAAATTTGTAGTAGCAACTAAAGAAGATGCAGAAGAAGCTGAGCAAGCGGTAAACGAGTATCGCAAAGCAGGCTTTAAAGGTCCTGTTTATCTAATGCCATTGGGCGGAACAACAGACCTATATTCTTTAAATAATAAGAATGTTGCAGAATTAGCAATGAAACGGGGTTGGAGATACTCTGATAGATTACAAATCCCATTGTTTAAAAACGCATGGGGAACTTAACTAATATCCGCTTAAGGAAGGATTAAAATGTCATTCAATAAAACAAAAACAGACTCAGCATTAGGTCTAGCAGTTCATGCCTACCTACTTAAAATGGGAGTGGAAACTCCCATGACCGATGATCCATTCATTAAAGAATATGACAGATCATTAAAAATTGATATTATCACAAATCAATTTGCAGAAATTATGAGAACATTGGGATTAGATTTATCAGATGATAGTCTAATGGACACACCTAAGCGTGTCGCGAAAATGTATGTTAACGAAATTTTCTGGGGATTGGATTATAATTCATTTCCAAAATGTACAACTGTTGACAACAAAATGAAGTATAATGAAATGGTTGTAGAACGTAATGTTAATGTACAATCTAATTGTGAGCATCACTTTGTAGTTATAGATGGATTAGCAACAGTTGCATATGTTCCAAAAGACAAAGTACTTGGTCTAAGTAAAATTAATCGTATTGTAGAATATTTTAGCAAAAGGCCACAGATACAAGAAAGACTAACAGAACAAATCTTTCACACATTACAATTTATTCTTGATACAGAAGATGTTGCAGTTATGATTGATGCACAACATTACTGTGTTAAATCACGTGGTGTTGAAGATACAGGTAGTTCAACTGTAACTACAAGACTTGGTGGTGGATTTAAAAATGATCCAGCTGTCAGAAATGAATTTTATCAAATTGCGAGAGCCGGATGCAAGAATTAATGCCATTGTTAATATCATCTGGGCTACTTGTAGTTTGTTTGATAATAATGAGTATAATAATAGACGACAGGTCTAACTGTACATACGAATGTTATCAAGGTCGTAAATGCAATTGCAAATAAAATTTTTATGTTAATATTTAAATGAAAAAAACCATTGCCTTATTTATTGCTGATCCTAAGTGTTCTGTTCAAAGCGGCAATGGTATGATAAAAGCGCTAGGTAAACATTTTAATTTTAAACTATTTAGTAAAAATGAGGTAGAAGATGGGTTTTTTAGTGATGTTGATCTTGTGGCCGTGCCTGGTGGTTTTGGTGACGCAAATAGTTTTAATACACTTTTCAAATTTAACGGCAACAATATACAAAATTATGTCAATAATGGCGGTCGCTATCTTGGTATTTGTATGGGTGCTTATTGGGCTTCGCATCTTTATTTAGACTTATTGACAGATATAAAAGCTGTTCAATATTTAAAAAGACCAAATACTGATACAAAAAGACCCCATGCTAAAAATATAAGTATTAATTGGAAAAAAGAATCAATGAATATGTTTTGGTATGATGGTTGCGCGTTTATAGGTAATGGTAAAAAAGAAGTTATTGCAACCTATGCTAATGGTGATGCCATGGCTATTATACAAAATAGAATAGGATTAATTGGTTGTCATCCTGAAAGTGAACAATTTTGGTATGATGGTTATAGTTGGATGAAGGATAAATATCATAATGGTGCACACCATAAAATATTATTAGAATTTGTAAATGAATTAATGGAAAGATAAAATGGCAGTACACGTAATGGTCGATTTAGAAACAATGTCCACAAGAGCAGATGCAGCTATTTGTTCTATAGGTGCTGTTAAATTTGAAGGAACTAAAATTCTTGATAAATTCTATTGTACTATTGATATTAAAACTTGTAAAGAAGCAGGGTTAAGAATATCTAAAGAAACAGTTAAATGGTGGTCCGAACAAAATAAAGAAGCATTCAGAGAATTAACTAGAAACAATATTTCATTAGATGATGCGTTAGATAAATTTGCAGAATGGGTTGGTCCTAAAAGTCTTCAAATATGGGGTAATGGCGCAGTATTTGATAATACAATTTTAGCAAATGCTTATTTTGCTACAGGCAGAGAACCACCATGGAAATGCTGGGATGATAGATGTTATCGTACGGTAAAAAATCTATTTAATTGGATTCCTGCAGATAAACGAGAAGGTACATATCATAATGCTTTAGATGATGCTATGTATCAAACAAAACACTTAATTAAAATACTCGGTGAATGATTTAAAAAATATTATTCTATTAGTAGGATTGGGGGCATTTTTAATTGTAGAAATATCCTTAATAATATTAATAATAGGTGCAATATTATACTCAATAATTATATGAATATATACAAAAAACGAATTGCCTTCTGTATTAGTGACCAACATTTAGTCCCGCATGGTGGTATTGGACAATTTGCCAAAGGCTTTACTGAAATGGCAAAGAATTTAAATTGGAAAGTAGATATTATTTCCGATAAAGCACAATCAAATGAATTTGCAAATTTGGTGCAATCATTGGGTGCTAATTTAATATCCCCTGATACCCCAATGTCATATTCCAATCATACTGGAACATTTGCATTTACTGATTCAATCAATTTTGAGAAGATGCTTAATTTTAGAAATGCCATAATGAAAGCATTTCATACTAATATCTATGATATGATTATTTGCAATTCATTAGAAGGCATGCCAGCAGTAATATCATTTGATCTCAATAGATACATTCCGGTAGTACTTTATACTCACGAAGAGAGTATGGTATTCAGAGACACTAGAAAATTTAAAGGTGTCTTTTCTGAAAGCTGTAACGAATTCTTTAATAACTTAATGAATTTAGAAAACGTGCATATCGGCACACAATCACCTAGAAACGTAAATGAGATTAGAAATAATGGTGGACAAAATGTTTTTAATCTAAGTATGCCTATGTCTGAAAGAAAACTTTTAGAAAAGTATACAGGCAAAACTAAAGGTGTTCTTTATATTGGTCGTTGGGAAGATAGAAAAAACCCCGAAGCATTTCTTAAAGTAATTAAAGAAACCGGATTGCCTGCAAAGATTATGACCAATGCTAATGGCAAAAGAAAGTTTGAAGCACGTCTTGCTGAGTTAGGTATTGAAGACTACGAAATTAAAGCAAGCATTGTAGGTGAAGA